CTCCATTTTTTCAGGTATAGGTAGCATTTCTATTATTTTTCTCATTCTTAATATATTTGTATATGTTTTAGAAGACATACTATAAAGATTAAATTCTTTTCTAACTTTATTATTTAAATCTTTAAGCATTATAATAGCTTCATCTAATTCCATTTCATCTGGAACATTGTCTAAAAAATGTTTACTATTTCTTTTTTGCATAGTCTTCTCTCAAGTATGTTAAGTATTTACATGCTGTTTCTGGATTAAATATTGTTGTGATTAATCTGTTATCATCATCTTCATATCTAGGATCAATAATTGTAACAGGACAATTAAATATATTTTTATCATCTAATCCTAATTTATCTGCATAACTATCCATAATTTTAAATGATGCTACTTGCAATGCATGGCTAATTAATCCACTAGAAGGACTTTTAACAACTTGGTATCCAGACACATGAGTATGTCCACAAGTAAGTACATGATCGCTCCATCCCATCTGAGCTGCTTTTGCTACACCATGAGCAGTATTCCAAATACTATTTCCTTTAAATGTGTGCCTAGCATTAACTCGTATTTCTTTACCACTAGGAAATACAAGTCTCATTCTTGCTCCCCACTTTTCATATAAACCCTGATGATCTCTCATAATAAAATCTAATGGATCGCCATCGCCTGACCAAACATCGTGATTACCTGCTACTAAGTATAACCAATTTAATTTATTTACAAAGTATTCAGTAAGTCTCCATGATTCTTTTGCACTTGTAGATTGTTGTCCATACAATGCAGACAATCTTCCTATCCAATTGTTTTGTATATCACCAAGATTACCAGCAAACATTCCTTTTGTATTATTAATTAAAGTCATATAATGGATAATCTGAGATAAGTCTGTACCATCATCATCTACATGAGGATCACCAAAATGTGCAATTCCTATTGGCCCATCTATGTTTATATCAATTCTTACAAGTTTTCTATTTTCTTTAGATGTCTTTTTTTGTTTGTATTGTTTTTTTCTAAACTCAATAAGTTCTTCTATTGGTATAGACTCTGGATCTCTCTCTTCTACTTTAAATGGACTTTTTTCTAATATAGTAGGTCTAACTGTTTTTTTACCGCATGCCAAACATTTCCATTGTTGTTTTTTAGAATTTGCCCTATATAAGAATCCACTTTTGTGTATGTTTCTAGAACCGCAATGATAACAACATATAATATTTCCATCGCTATCTTTTACAATTCCTTCAGTTACTCCCATTTTATTCCTCGGATTTTATTTGTTTTGTTTCAATAGGTAATTCATTTCTTTTTGCACCTTCTAATTGTTCAGGAGAAAAACCCTCAAACATACCTATTAAACCTACCTCTTTCTGTTTAATAGTATTATTAGATGTACCTATGACTTTACCTAATTCTTTTGTTGATTGTAATATAATATTATCGTCTTCACTATAATCTGCAAGATGCTTTAATTTACTAAGAATATACTCATGGTCTATCCCTAATCCTTTTGCGACATCTAATACAGACTTTTGTATTTCTTCCATAACTCTTTCCTGTTTTAAAAGTACGGTTGCTTTTTTTCTTGCTTTTTGTTCTGAGACTTCTTTGTAAGCATTTTTGTATGCTTCTACAGCCCCCATTCCTATTACTACATTTGTAGCAAATTGTTTTTCTTTATTTGTGACTTTTTTTCTATTACGAAAATTATCCGCAGTATTTTTTATTTTTGTAGAAAATGTATATCTATTAGGATGATTACTAAAATCTGTATCCATTTTTGTACTAGGTTTATTAATAAAACTACCTACTACAGTTCGCACCCATCCATTTGCATAGTTATAATTTTTTGTATCTGAATGATGATTAACGTTTGTTTTAACTTTTAGCAATTGTACAATCCTATCATCGTCACTTATAACCCAATCACCTTCTTCTGCTTTTCGCCAATCTGGATGAACTATTGTATTTGGATACGTCTCTCTAAACTCGTCTATGTCTTCATAGACATAATGTTCTACATTTTTGATTTTTCTTTTTTCTGCCATTTAAATTGATGTTCAGTTAATAACATAACTTGAGCAGATAAACTATCTATTAGTTCGTCTACTTCTCTAGGTACAAGGTATACTTTGTCGTCTATTTCTACAGGAACTAAATCCTGTGATAATTTACTCAGTATTCTCTCTTGTTCAGAGATTGATAAGTTTGATAAACCTTCTATTACTTCGGACATTTTAATTACACCTTTTATTTATCCCGACCCAACCACCCATTAATTTAAACTATAATACAACTTAATACAAGTAGTTACCCCAGTTATTTAGTAGAAAAATTGTATGATTTTGATATGTAGCCTTTTTCCTGTTATATACCCCCTATATGGGGGTTTTCGTAAATAACTTTTACGTTATTTTCTATTTTGATTATTATTTTTGATAATTAACTTAGCTAATAAAGGAGAAATATTATGGCTAAACTATTACCTACACCTAAGAAGGTGTTAGACGCAGCTGATAAAGCTGAAGATAAATATCTTGACGCTCTACAGCATGCACCAATTAAGCGTGGATGGAACAGAACATTTGGTATATCCATACCATCTAAGAGTGACGCTCTTCGTGAGTACAATTCTACGATGCGTGGTTTACAAGAGTTTTGTGAAAGCAGAGGTTACGAAGGTATATTGCAACCTGAAGAACCAGAAACTGCTGTAAAGCGAAGGGAAGAGTAGGCTTTATGCCTACTTTTTCTTTATTAACACAACCTATTAACTTGTCGAGAGTGTGGTGTATATAGCAAGAATATATTTCCTCTATATATACTACATTCTACGATAACTTGGGTATAAACAATTAAAGAGCAAGGTCGCTATCACTATTCTGTAATTATTCAGAAGTAATGCATGATGTGACTAGTTACGGCTATGTACTGATACAGAAATGCCGAATCACACTGGCTAGGAATGTCTTGCTCTTTTATATAATAACTAATGGAGGATAAAATGTTTGTTAAAAATTATAGAATATGGCATGATAAAGATATGATTGCTTATACTATTACTGTTGGTCTATTTGGTAGACATTTTACTTTACTTATTACAGTAAAACCATCTTTCCATATCATTTGGACTATTAGTGAAAAGCTATCTGATTGGATTCCAGAAGAAGGGCCATTAAAGAAACATGGGGGTAAACTAATATGAATACTCTCATGTTTGACGAAGAAGTATGTAAAAATCTTAAACATATAAAAAATTTAATAAAGGATATGAAAACACGATTCGATCATGTTAGAGGTGATATTGAATCAAGAGAAATAATGATAGCTACAATAGAAAGAGCTATTGAAATAATTCAACAAAAGCAGGGGGTAGGTAGTAACCTTTAAAGACTGATGCACAGACATGGGATTCCGAGGCGCCCCTGAGATTTTATTTTGAGTGTACTTTAAGAGTAATGATCTGCTAACGGTTAACGCACTGTTCCTATTGCTCTCGAGTTGGGTAATGATAGGTATTGATTAAAAGGGATACCTTTTTCAATCGTACTGTTTCCACAATATAAGCATATAGATAAGCTTAAAGGCACTCAAAGAATTAATAGGCACTGTTCCCTTCCACTCACAACTACAATGTGGTAAAAAAGTAGACTCCGCATCGTCTATGAAAGCAGTGCCTAAATTATTACTAGTAACAGCTATTAGTGTGAAGTGTATAGTGATGCTAATAGTTGACACCTATTTCTTAGTAACGTCGTTTAACGAGTGAAAAGTATAGAGTGATGAATACAAACTATACCATTGCCTATCTAACGCAACTTAGTAGTGAAAAGGGTTGATTTGTACCCTCGGTTCTTAACTAAGTGGCTCCGTTACAATCCGTTGGAGTCGGATGTAGGCAAAAATTTTAAACTAAACAAAAGGATAAACAATGTTAAAAGTAAAAACAAAAGATGAACTAATAATTGCATTAGAAAAAGAATTGAGCATGAAAGAATATCTTATAAGAAGTCAAAATGTCAAATTTGAGGAAGCAAACGAAACACTTATAGACGTATGCACAGGCAGAATAGAATCTCTTAAGTTTGCTCTTGGGTTTGATGAACTAAACAAAAAGGAGAAGTAACATGGTAACACAAACAAGTAAACAAGCATACAAAGAAATAAATGAAGAAGGTGTATCTTATACACAAAAACACAATATTATGAAAGTTGTAACAGAGCATTATAATATACATAGCAAAGGTATGTCTCTTCGTGAGATATGTGCTATAACAGAATATGAAATCAATGCAGTAAGTGGTAGAGTGAACGATCTCAAGAAAGATGGTAAACTAACTACATTTGACAAAAAGAAATGTCCTTATTCAAAAAGAACAGTTAATGCTATTGTTCCTGTTGATGAAATAGATGGTATGCAGAAAGATGCGGAAGGTAAGATAAAACTATTGCTAACCTTGTATGGATACAAAGATATACAATTTAGAACACATGAGTTTAAAAGATCTCTAGTTGTAGGTTACTTTGAACCTATAGCAAAAGGAGATATAGCAAGAGTATCAAACAACACACTTAATATACTAAAAGAAATGTCAGTATGGGATGATGACGCTGGCAGAAAATATTGGTATATAATAAAAGAACAGGAGTTATAATGGAATTTTTTCTATCAGATGATCAGAATATAATATGTGGAACTTTTTATCAAGGTGAAATAGATCTAATACCTAAAAATATTGTTAAGACATTTGGTAAACCAAATATAGGAGACGAATACAAAATATCTGGAGAATATGCATTTATTAATGACAATATAGTTTTCACATTGTATGATTGGAAATGGACTACATTGTATGACAAACGTAATCCTTTTACACCAAAAGGTTTGTGGATGTTAGATAAACCATTGAGATTCAACATTGGTGGAAATAAAAGAAGTGCAGAACATTTGAGCAAATTCAAGCTATATTTGAACTCAACTGTTGATAGTAAATGTTAATATTGTTAAATTTAGAGTACATAAGGAGAGACTATGGATATAATACAATCATATAATAAATATCTATCAGATATTAATAATAATAAACAAGCAGAAAGAGAAAATGAAGAGTTTCATGCATCTTCTGCTGGTAGTTGTTACAGAAAACAAATGTATTCTTTCTTTGGATATGAGACAAAGGGCCTTGATGATAAATCGTTGAGGCTCTTACGTCTTGGTACAATTGTACATGAAGACTTGGAAAAAGCAATGTCTAAAATACAAGATGACAATCCTCAGAGAGACATATATATTGAAGAAAAAGTATCTATACCTGAATTAAATGTTGTAGGAACATTTGATCTAGGTGAAAGAAGACATAATGTATTTGATATATATGATTACAAAACTGTTGCAGCTTACAAATGGACAACAAAGTTTGGTCGGAAAGACAACCGAGTCAAAACAACAGACAGAAACTATAAGTTACAGTTGGGTACTTATGGTCTTGCAATATCACAAAACCCTAAAATAGAAAAGGTAAATCTTTTTCTTATCTGGTACAATAAGAACACTTCTATGATGAGAGAACAGCTTGTTAATCGTTCTTACATCGAAGAAGCAAAAGAGTATTGGGAAGATACGAATGATATACTTGATGAGTTTGGAGAAGAGTTTCATCTTGCTGATGAACTAGAACCAGGCGTAGGATATGGAACACCTTTTGAAGATTGGGAATGTAGATATTGTAATTATAGTGACGTCTGTCCAACACCAATAAAATAAACAAAGGATAACAATGAGTAATAACACACAGATAATAGTAGATGAATCTACGTTATCAACAACAAACGAAATAAGAAAAGCAATCACACAAAAACACAAGAAAGTATCTTTTACTCCTACTCCTGCTCCTTTTGTCAAACAAAGACAGGGACAGGATTATGTAGAGATTGGATACATGAGAGAAATTGCAGATAAAGAATATGCAGGCTGGTCTTGGGAAATTGTAAAGACAGAAAACTTAGGTAGTGCTGCTTATGTAGTGCATGGTAGATTGAAGTGGTATGATGAAGGTATATGGCGAACTGGAGATATGGTAGCAGCTCATAGAATACAGACTAAGAGAGGCACTGGAGATTTCGTAGATATAGGTAACGACATCAAAGCTGCTAATACAGATTGTATGAAGAAAGCAATGAATATGTATTTGAATATTGCGGATGACGTATACAGAAATCAGATTGAAGATCTTGAATTATCAGATGAAATGAAGAACGAGATTCTTGTATTAGCATCTGAGATAAGTGAATCAAAAATGGAACAGATACATAAACTAATCAAAGACCAGAAACTAAATACATCGAACTACAATGGTTCGTTGTCTAAACTAAAAAGAGAGAGAGATAAACTAAATGAAAAGGATACATCAAAATAATGATTATTTATTGGTAGAAGGTGAAGTGTATGCTGTGGGTACTTCTGATGGGCGTGAGTTCAGTCAGATGATATTCACTGGCAGAAAACAATTCAATGGAAAACCAATGATGACATTCAAAACACTACAAACTGGTAAAACGCTTGTGGTAAACCCTTCGTTTCATACATTCAGTATGCAAGAAGATCCACATCCATTGCCAGAAGAACTAGAATCTAAAGTAGATGTACATATACAAAACAAAATAAAAGGAGACCATCAATGGGAAAAGTAAAACAGTCTGATATTGACAGACTAAAAGAAAGTGGTAAGCTATCAGCTTCTGCTGTAAAAGAGTTGAAGAATAGTAATTCTATATCAACTAAAAGAACATCAGTAAAAAGATATATCAAAACTGCTAATGGTACTTATGTAATCCCAAGCCTCTACTTTCGTGGAGGCAAAGGATTAGAACCATCAAAAGAAATGATAAAGTTCCAAACTGAATA